ATACGCAAAGAATTAAATACACTGGTGCTGTCTGCTTCCCCAGTGGCTGCATCAACAAAAACGGTATCTCCACCTGTTTCAGATAATAATACAGGTGTTTGTCTACCAAACTTATCAGCTAATACTATACCAACTTGATAAGTTCTTCTAGATTTAACAGACATACTGCTATCTAAAGCTGTATATCTAGCTGAATTTTCTCCTGTTCTAGAAACGGTAAAAGATACGGTAGGTATATTAAAATTTTGTAAATAATTACCATACACTAATCTTCCACCTGCTAACTCTTGCGACTTAGCTAGCCTTGGTACCGCATCAGCAACCCTTGTTAATTGATCAGAGGGCAAAGTTTTAAACGGGTCTTGAGATTTGTAAAAGAAATTTACGTTTGTTTCCGATGTTAACACTTTGCTTTCTACAACATATAGTGCACCGCTCCCGGTCTCTTTATATATAAGCTCAACCTTATCAATTCCAAGCCCTTGAGGTGTGGGAACTGATAATTGAACAGATTTTATAGCATTAATAAAAGTTTCAATTTCTCCAAAATCATTAATATCTGAAGATATTGTATCAGTATTGCCTAATCTTGAAAAACATATAGGGGTAAATGGCGCTAATACACTGTATTCCCCATCTTCAAACTGATACCTATATGAAAATCTAATTAATTTATTTTCTAAAAAATTTGATGTAATAGGGTTTCCCTGTTCATCTAGGTCTGAAACCCCTACAATTGATGCAGATTCGTAAGGTGCATATTTAGCAACAGAAATAACATCATCTATGTTTGTTGATAGATTATAACGGCCTGGAGTATTTCTGGCTGTTTCAACATTTATTTTTCTAGGAGGATTTCTATCATCTGTAAAAAACAAAAGCTCGTCTACTAAATTAATGCCTGTTATAGGGTATTTTTGATGAAAATTTAACGCGGCACTATTAACTATTACTGTAGATTTATTTGCTTTTTGATTGTATTCAATTATTTGATGATTACCAGAATTTATTTCATTGTAAGAATTATTATTAGTTATAAAATAATATATTCTATCATTGCCGTTGTCCCTGTATTCTCCTATTTTTTTTGCGTTAGATATTGCTGTATCTACTATTAGCTCATTGCCTAATATGTTTTCAACAGCACCTATATCTGAACTTTCAGATTTACTTACATTTATATTTAATGCTTCTCGATATTCACCGGGCTTTAGCATTTTATCATCTAAATCGCGATTCATTCGGCTCGCGTTAAAGAGTCTTTTAATTTCTGGCATATATTTTAGTGTTTAATCCACTTTGATTTACCCCTGAGTACTTGCGTTAGTTCTTCAAGCTTTAAATTACTTAGCCTAAGCTTTGCATTACGCATTTTTGCAGCAGCTTCTTTTTTATATAAAGCTGCAGCTCCTGCAGCGGATGGTCTTAACTTAGATAAATTATACAACATGTTTGCATAAACCGCATCCTCTGCTAGCTTAGGCACTAAAACGTTATCAAAATTGCCATTTTCACCAAGACCATCAGATATATATTGTATAGATATTAAATCTCCTTCGCTGAAAACAGAATCAAAATATATTTTACCAGCTTCTAAATCTAAAAGATATGTTCCGTTTGAATTTTGCCTTTCAGGCTCAGAACCATATCTAGTGTCATAGCTAGTTACATCATTTTCATCAAAATAATCTTGAAAATCTTTTTTTCTTAATTCAACTTTAGATTCTTGAAATCTATTAGCTGTTTCTGATATTTCGCTAAAAGTTAAATTACCTGATTGATCATATATATATTTAAAATCTCCATCTTGAGCAACAGCTTTTGTAGCTTTACTATTTTTTGAATTTTGAATCGTTCTATGGTTTCCTTCATCATCTACGTAACATATTTTAACGTAGTTTACGTAATCTGAGGGAAGTGAAAGTTGCAATGTTGAGCTAAGCTCAATTTCTAAATTTTTTTCAGCATGAAAAATATCATAGCTAAATTCTTGAACGGATCTTTGTGCCCAAAAAGCTACTTCATACCTTGGTACTTTTGTAAGAATTTTATCATCACCTACATAACCAACAATAAAGTTATTTATAATATCATTTAAATGTACTCTACTGTAGTAACCAGGAACCGCTGTTCCAGTACCACCTTCAAGTGCTGAGTAATTATCTACGTCTAAAGGTCTTCTTGATATTGCCATTATTGTTCAGTTGCTTGTATTTGTTGTTCTTTACTTTGCGCAAACCCTGCTATGTCCGCTTGTTTTATAGTCACCCCAGATAGGGTAAGTATTTTATAAACCAATTCAGAGTATTCAGATGTATGCAGCTCAAAATTTAAAGATTTTGCTGTAGCTGAATAATCGTCCGTAGAGGGATTAAAAACTGTAGCATCATATATAGGCTTGTTGGGTACGCCTGAAGCGATCTGTGAAGCTGTGGGCATTATATATCCCCACTTTGGTGCGTTTGGTTTCTTTAAATATTCTATATTAACACCTGAGGCTATAGAAGTTGGATAAACCTTTATTGCACTTCCATTTATTGTATAAACAGGTTGTGTTGCTACAGGGTATGTTAAAGGAGATTGGTTTATAAACTTAACGTCTTTATGGGAAACAAAATCTGCTTCTATATTATTTACCTGTACACTGCCCAGCTTATAAAAGTCTGAAGGAAATGCCCAAACCCCATTTGCTTGAGTTAAATCACTACTATTATAAAAAATATTTATTTTTTCTGCAGTAGTTATTATAGGGTCTGAAAAATCAGCGTTGTACAAACCACCAGCCTCATACATTAATTGCTTGTTAAAATAACTTTCAAATATTTCATTTTGAGCTATATCAGCAAGTCTATTATACTCTTGTGGAGTTATATAGCCTCTATTATCTTTATTAGCAATAGTAAGTACGGTTTGGTATACGTCGTTTATATTTACCATGTTTAATTTATTGATTAGTTGGTATAGGGTTGATTTCTCACCCTACACCTTTTTATTACGAAATTTTTTTCATAATAGACTTCATTAAATCGACACCTTCATCTGTTTTGAAGTATGCAGCAAGTGCTCCATAAGGGTGTTGATCAAAAGGTACTGTCATAACCTTTTTTCCATTTGCTAGTTTAAATACTGTGCCATCGTCAGTTAGGTTTAATATGCCCATTTCAACAGCTCTATTAGCAAGGTTTCTTAATTTAATATCTTCATCTTGAGATAGCTCAATAAACAATTCTGGATCGCTTTGAGCAAATCTATACGCATCTCTTTTTAGCTCCTTAGAAGTCATGCCTGTTACTGCTGAACCTAATTCGGTTCTCATAATAGCTTCTAAATGCTCAATATCCAGTGTTTTAACTAGATTTAAAGCTTCAATTTCTAACTCTAAGTTTTCAATTTCATCAGCTGCTTCTGCAACTTCATCAATTTCAGACCAAAGATTTCCTGCGTTTGGATGATATATTGATAGCAGTTTTTGTAAAGGCTGTTGTTGTCTTGGTACCTCTAAAACTCCATCTAAAAATGTAACATGCCCCAGCGTTACATATCCATCTTGCTCGCTAACGAACAAAGACTTTTGGTTGGTGGCATATCTTATTTCTTTATTTTCACCTGTATTTTCATCAAACCAAAACAAAGGTTTTCTTACTGTATGCTTAGACTGTATAGTCCAGCTTATAGGTGCTCTATTCTGCGATAGAATATAAACTCTATCTTTTATTTCCCATCCCTTTTCAGGATCAGATACTCTTTTTTTTGCTTGTGTACTCATAATATAATATAATAAAAATAAAAAGAGGTTAGGGTGGCCGAAACCACCCGTCCTCTGTTAATCACTATGCTTTAAACAATACAAAGTTATTAGCACCTTGTACAATTAAACATCTTTCAGATAGATAGTGCATTCTCATTTCATCAATTGGAGATGAAGAAGCGCCACCTACAGATCCAGTAACCCAAGATTTCATTTTTCTGTTTTCAGTTTCAGAAGCTCTATATCTTACGTGTAGGAAAGGTCTTTTAATGTTTTTCCCAAGATTTTGGTCGTAAACTGTTGAAGTACCAGCGGGAACTAGTACACCTTCAACGTCTCCAAAGCCACCTCTTGTTGAAAAATCATTTAGATATTTCCAGTCAGTTTTGTAAAAGTCATAAGAACCTCTTCTGTATCCAGTAAATCCTAGATTAAGAGCCATATCCTCGCTGTTGTTAAATACACCAAAAGAAGTACCTCCTGAGTATCCACCATTTTGTTGTGCAAGAATATCATCAATTTCCAAAGAAAGATCTCTACCTAAGAAAAGCATGTTTTCTTCAATAGCACCTTGCTTATCTAGTTGCTTAAGTACAGCATCAAAATCAGTTAAAGCTCCACCAGAAACTTGTGCTCCAAAGTCAGAATATACGTTACCTCTTGCTTCAATAGCTTCAAAGAAACCTTCTGTACCTTTAGCGGTAGCTGTAATGTTTGAATCATAAAAGTCTAGAGTAGCTCCAGTGTTCAATTGCTTAACACCTTCAACCATAGACATTTCTAGATAGTCTTCCCAACGCAGTCTGTTTTCGTGCTCAGACTTCAAATACCATAGGTATCCAGAAGCTCCATTTTCAGAAGTAACTTCAATCCATCCGATTTGAGCAGTGTCAGAACCGTTGATTGAATAGTGCTCCTTAAGAATGATTGGAGAGTTTGTAAATGTAGCGTAGCTAGGATCTAGTTTTTCATTAAAGTTACCAGTTCCTTTTGCAAATTCAGATCCATAAGCAAGAGCTGTAAATCTTTGTGCAGTTGTAATTGCAGGAACAGCACCAAGAGATTTAACTTGGAAATATTGCCCGCTTACGTTAGTTACAATACCTTTTATCATTGCTCCAGTTCCACCTACAGCTGAAGTAGCTGAAGATTGAGCTTGGATCATAACTGTTTGCCCTTTACGGAAATTAACTGCAGTAGTTCCTTGAGAGGTAACGCCTAAGCTTGTAGGTTGTGCAGTTGGAACAAAAAAGTTTCCAACGTTACCACCTGTAGTTACAGCATTAGCCGCTGCAGGAGTGGTTCCTGTAGTAGGCATTGTAGCAGCATTACTTAAATAAATGATATTTGCATATCTTGTGTGCAATCTACCTTGCTCAGTCCAAATAATTTGGTCTGAAGTAGATGGCATCTCCGCTGATACCATACGAAGAAAAGAACCTATAGATCTGTTTCCATATCTTTCAACTTCTTGTTCGTATACATCAGGTAAAAATTGTTGAGCCCACTGATTAAATGAGCTATCTGTAAAATCAATATAGTTACCAGTATAAAGAGCTTTGCTTTGAGTTGGTTGCAAAGCTGCTGGTATTCCACTTGTAAAAGCCATTTTTTAAATTTTAAAAATTATTTATTCCATTTTATGCGCAACCTATTTGAGGAATCATTTTCAACAACTCTAACTTTACTATTTGAATTTTGCACAGCTGAATTATCGCTGCGGGGAGTCATATCAATATTTTTAGATTTTTTTACTGTTTCTTTTATGGCGTCGGCACGGCCTTGCTCATAAAAGTGGGTTGCTAATTTATCAGCATTCCTACCAGCAAATAAAGCTTTATGATAATCTCCAATCTTTTCCATTTCACCTTCTTTATTTAAATAAGGTTTAATAAAGTTGTCAATTGTTGATTGAGCTGTTTTTACTTTTTTTGAATCATCTACTTTGAACCTATATTTTTTTTCTCCAACTTTAAAGTCAAAACCTTTGAACTCTTCGCTAAAGAAATTATTTGTTCTGGTGTCAAATGTGTTTTTTAATTTTTCTGCTCTTTCCTGTATTTTAGTTGCTTCGTTATAAAAGTCTTGAGCTTCCTTATACTCTTCGGGTACTTCATTTTGCTTTCTTAACTTAAGATCCGCATAGTACTTTTCCTTAGAATCATTGAAATGCTTTTGAGCTTTATATAATTCTTCTTTAAATGCTAATTGCTTTGCTTTAATTTCAGAAGGTTCTGCAACCTCTTCATCATAAGCAAAATCTTTTTGCATTAAAAAATTAATATCCTCGTTATTTAAATGAGGTTTATTATTTTTGTAATATTCATAAACTAATGTAGTGTTATCCATTTTAGAATAGTCTCTATTAAGATTAACATAATCTTCTAAAGTACCATTCGTATCTTGCATAAACTCTATTAACTTTTGAACATCTTCAGGGTATTCATTTGTTTGTACAACATCTTGTGCAGTATCTTGTACAATTTCTTCTTCAGATTCTTCTACAACCTCTAGCGCTTCTTCTTCTTTTTCTTCACTTTGTTCGGTAAGCTCTTCAATGCCTTCTTGCTCGTTTTCTTCACGAACTTCTTGGCTAGCTTCGGGTTGGTCGCGTACAGATACCTCATCTGTGCTTTGCTCTTCACTGGCATTGTTTTCTTGTGTTGGAGGGGTATCAACATTTACACGGTATACACCGTCATCTTGAAACCCATAATTAGAATCTACTTCTCCGCTTTCTATTGCTTGTTCAAGAACTGCGGCTTCTTGTTCTTGCGGTGAAGTTTCTTCTTTAACTTCAACCGCTTTTACTTCAATGTTTTCTTCCATAAGATATAATATAATAGTTTAATTTACTTTGCTTCAAACCTAGACAAATCAAAACCGCCTAGCACATCGTTGCCTTTTGATTCAAATGACTTTTTAGGTTTTTCTGTTTTAGGTGGTCCAGCTATAGAACTTACTGATATTTTTTTGTCAGCAATTCTTTCTTGCGTTTCAGATTGTTTTTCAACTAATTCTTTTTGCGCAGATAATTCTAATTCTTTTAATTTAACATTAAGATCATATTCAAATTGCATAAGCTGCTTTTTTGTTTCAGCTTCAAATTGCATTTTCTTAATATTTAATTCGTTTTCAGCGGTAGATATTTGAATAGCAGAATCAGCTTTAACTTGTGCAGCTTGTGATTTTGCATTTTCAATACCAATTTGCGCTTCTCCTTGGGCTTGCGCTTGAGCCACTGATGCGGCTTGGGCAGCTTGCTGATCTACAGCTTGTTTCTTTAGTCTTCTAAATTTTAATAATTGATTAGCTAGCTTGATGTTCCTAACCTCTCTAATGTCTATGGCGTCTTCTAAAAATATACTTTGCTGTGATAAAGCTATTTGTATATTAGCTTCTAAAGCAGCTTTTTCGTTTTCATCCGGCTGCAAATCTAAAAATATACCAAAATCATGAAGATGTAAATTGTTTAACTCCTTTAAGGAGCCTACAGAAAATTGCCCTAAGCTTGTTATAAATGCATCCCTTGTTGGGTGAAACTCTAAAACATCTTTAAATCTTGTTGATATTGCCTCAGCCAAAGTAATAGTAATAAAAAGACTAGAATCTAATATATGTCTAGTAGCTACATTGCTATTAGCGGCCGCCATTTTCTGCACACCAACTAACGCTTTAGGATCAGGATCAGAACCATCACGCGCTTCATTAAGCCCCGTAATGTCTCTTATCATTTGCAAGTATTGATTATATGCGCCAATTAATAATTGAACTTGGTTTCCACCGCCTCCCGGCAGTTCTTGTATTGGTACTTTGCCAGGGTTAGGATCACCTTCAACAGTTAAGGATCTACCTATAATAGATCCTGTTTGGAAGTACATGTTTAGGGCCTCTTGAGGATTGTAACTTGTTCCGTTACCTAAATCAATTTCCGCAAGCCCATCCGCATCTATATAAACGCCCGAAGGCGTCATTCTTTGTATTGCTTGTTGCAATTTTAAATGCGTAAGCTGAATTAAATCAGCATAAGGCGTCATTTTAGAAACCAAAGAGTCTATTTTACCTTTATATATTCTTGGAGCCGCCACTATATAATTCATTAATACTTTATTAGCATTTGAATGTGGCCTTACCATATTAGTTGCTTTTTTCCATTTTAATAATTTATTAGCTCCTAATATATAAACCCCCTCGTATATAACTTCTTGTGCTCTCGCTACTCTTTCAAATCTTGTTCTTTTATCTTTTGGCGGATCAAAAGAATCGTCTTTTTCTATTGCTTTTTCAGCCCCAGAAGATATTTCTTTTATTTTGTAAACATTTTTTTCCCATGTTTTCCAATTAAAGTAAAGTACAGTAGCTATATTATTGTCATACTCCTGGTTGCCCTCTGTACTGTAATTTATATTATAATTTTTGTAACCGTTACTTTTTTTAGCAAGGTCCCCAATTTCTTCATTTGATAATTGTGGGAATTGCTTTTTAAGCTCATTTATTTTGATTGTTTTTACTTCTCCAAAATAATAACAGTCCGAAAAATAAGGGTCCTCCGTGTATGACCATATTAAATTTGCAGGATCAACATAGTCTAGCTTTATGCCATCTGTATTATTAAAAGAGTGCTTTGCTGCACCAATACCCAGTACAGCTATATCATAGTCAATTCTAGGTTTTATATAATCATATTTATTTTGATTAAATATATTTTGTATAGCTTGCTCTTCCGCAATTTCAATACCTTGCTTGTAGTTAAGCTGCATGAAAAGGTCTAGCTCTTCAGTAGATCCAGGTAATTTTTCTCTATCTATATTTCTTACGTTGGCTCCTAGCTGTTTTTCAATAAGCTCCAACATAGAGTCGGTATTCATATCTCTTTGTATACCCTCTACATATTGAGTTCTTTGGCCTGTAGATATTGGGTCTTCACCAACAGCTCGTACATTATACAGTCTGTCTTGCATACCGTTAACCACAATATCCACAAACTTTGGTATAATAGGCACTGGCTTCCAATCTAAATTAAGATATGACAAATCACCATTAACAGCGAATTCATCTTTATACTTTCTAATCGATTGTTCGCCTCGGGCATATAATCTTAGCTTATGGAAATTGTCCTTAAGTTCATAATATTTGCCCTGGCTCCCACTTCCGCTATTAAACCACTCTTGTTCTATAGCTGTGGCTACCGCTGTGCCGTATTCAATACTTCTTTTCTCAGAGTCAGAAACAGCCTGACTAGGAAATTGAGAATACTTATTTTTTATTTTTGCCATATTTATTTAATTAGCATACTTCTGTCGCCTTCATTCTTATATTTAGAGAATGAAAAATTAAGTTTTTTTGTTGTTCTTTCTTGTCGTGGTCTATATAAATGTTTTCTACACGCCATTATAGCTAGTCCGCTACTAATAGATGCATCGTAGGCTGTACGTTTAGATATGTCAAATTTAGCCCAATCTTCTAAAGTGCGTTGAAAATACATGTTTCCATGTCTGTTTTCAAATCTACCTACGTTTTCTTCTATATATGATTCTATTGCAGCAGCGTGAGCCTGCCTTATATCTTCTGATGTATTAGGTATTCCACCTAATTCAATTTCAGTTTTAGATAAAGCACCTTTTAGCTTATCTGGTCGGTTCATAGAAAAACCTCTATAACCCCTTCTTTTTAAATGATATAATAATCTAGGCTTATTGTTTTCAGCTAATATAGGCATTCCATAAAAAACTATAGCCATAAGCACGTCTTCAAAAAATATTTCTGCTGTTTGTGGTCTAGCTACATATTCTAAAAAGAATTGACTAGATGGAAAATCCGGGTTCATAGAAAATGTTGTTAACCCATGCAACGCTCCGTTCGATCCGCCCCCACCTACAGTTCCTGATATATCATAAGAGTCACAGCCAAAAGCTCCAAACCCATCATTACCAGCATATTTAATACCATTTTTTTCAATTATATTATTTCTTAATTCAATCTTAGGCAACCAACTAACTTTAAACCTTCCGTTCTTTGTTGGTGTCCATATGACTTCGGTATCTTTAATCCCATTTTTCCAAGAAAAAGAACCTTGAGCAACATAGCCTTTCATTGCCATTTCTTCATTAGAATCTATCTGCTCGTATATTTTAGTTAAATTAAATAAGGATTGTTTTGTTTCGTCTCTAAAAGCATGCTTTTCACTTCTTGGAAACTGTCTATAGTATTCATTTAAAGCATCAGCATCGTGCTTTAACCCTTCTACTTCATTCTCCCAATGTTCAATAACTCCTGAACGGATGAGACCGCCATCAATTCCTTCAATCGGCTCTGATGGTGTTTCAAAAACAGGGTATCCATACTTATTAATAAATCCTTCGTAACCCCATTCCATAGGTAGGAACAAAGAATATAATCCACTTGAAGTCTGGCCATTTTTATTTCTTTTGTCAACATCTGAATTGTAATATAGTTTTTTAAAGTTATCACCGCCTTTATCTAAAGCATTTGACGTTGATCCCATCATACATTTGCCAACAATTCTAGCACCCAATCTTAAACAGGTTTTTGTAACCCTCCAGTTATTTAGTATGTTATCGGGTTTTTCCCATTTACCAGATTCATCGTGTACAAGCAATATAAGCTTTTCACCATCATAACTATTATCTCCGGTATTTTTCCAGTCAATAGTTGTATCCAACCCTTGCTCTAGTAGTTCGTCGTCAGACTCTTTAAAAGAGTTTCTAGTTAATCTTCTTGATGGTAACTTATAAGACAATTCCGTTTTGGGTCTTTCCATACCATCTTGTATGGGTTTGAAAAAAAACGGATAGTTTACCGATATAGGTACTACCTTATCTGTAAACATTTTTTTTGCATCAGCACCGGTTTTTGATAATATACCGAATCTTGAATCTCGCGATGTTGTAGCCACGTTAACAGTTTCTGATGATGCCATGAAGCTAAACCCAGACCGTCTGTTTTTGAGGTAGCACATTCCGTAACACCTGTAATCTGCTTTGCAAGCTTCCCAGAAATAATAGAATATTCTGTTTGCTTGTCTAAACTCGGGTGCGCCCACGTCAATCTTTGTCCAGTTGAGGTACATATAGTGTGACCCTGTAATGTAACACGGTTGACCGTTGCACATGAACCAGTAACCATCGTTACGACGATTAAACTCAATATCAATATATTCGTAATATTGTTCTTTAGTTTTTTCTGGATGATTTTTAAATTCATGTATTGATTTAATTTTCTTTAAAGATTCAGGTCTTTCCCTTCTAGTAAATACTTGATCTTCTTTTTTAAGACCCTTGCCATCTACTTCTTTAGGGGTTTGAGGTATTGCTATCTTAAGACCTTGAACCTCATATATCTCACCAATTGTACCGTCTTTACTTATGATTACGCAATTTAAATCTTCGTCGTAACCGTACTTATATTTTTTAAGTCTATTTTTTTTTCTTACTTCTTTAGTATCAAGGTGGTGCTTGTGAATATTATAAAGTGATTGCTTATACATTATTTTATTCTGTCTTCTACACCCAAGAACTTAACGGATTTGTTTTCTTTTTTATCCGTTGATAGCTCTTCTATTCTTTCTATAATTTTAAATGAATCTTCAATTGCAACCCATTTTGCTTGAGCCGCTATTTTAGCTTTTTCAGGTTCTAATTCAACTAAATTAATTTTTTGTCTTATAACCTTATCAAGTTCAATTAAAGCAATTTCAGATGCTTCAATAACTTTTTTCCTTCGATCCATATTTTATTGTAATTTGATTTGATAAAACTCTATATAATTTTTGACCATCAATATTAAACTCGTATTCAGAGTCAGGCGTGAAGCCCACTACGTCTCCTTTAGAGATCCCTAGTGCTTCTAAACTGCTGTTGCTATACACAAGCTCTCCGCTTAATTGTTTTTCTTTTAAAACGCTCCATTTAGAATCGTCTTCTATAGGCTTTACAAAGCAATAATCGCTTAAACACTTCCACTCTCCATTTCTTTTATACGCATATATTTGATCTGGAGAAACTAAAAATTGGTTTTCATTTATAAAGCTAGAAGAATTCTTTTCTTTTCCGCGTATATCAATCCATCTTCTAAATACATTATGATGCAAAATAACTTCGTCCTCTTTTTTTAATTCACTATTTAATAGTGCGGGTAACGAAATAACTTTACCAATTCTGTTTGTATACATATAATCCCTTTCGGATATTTCTGTATTCAGTATTAATTCTTTATCTTCTACCGTTGTAGAATTATTATATCTGTTTTCAGAATATATAATATAGTTATAAAGTGATCGCATTAATAGTCTAGGTTATATTCTACGGATACTGCCATGTTTTTATTAAAAAATTTCCAAGGCAATATTTCATCATTCTTTTTTATAAATATTTTATACGCACCATCATCCTCTAAAATATCGGATATTGTGTGACCTCCATAAACTTCCTGTCCTACAGAATAGTGCATTGCCTCATTTTTATAATCTTGACCAATGCTTATTTTTCTAATTAATTTCATTTAATTTATTTTAGTATGTCCATATAGTGGTTTCAGGTGCTTCTGGATAACCAATACCTACATGTACAAAGTTATTCTTTCTTGAAATACCTATGCGAGTGAATCCTACATCAATAGCGGCTTTAACCAATTTAAAAGTTGCTTCACCTCCTACACATGCAATATCAACCGCTGCTCCGTAAGCGTGTTCGCCTGGTTTAGATTTTTTAGCTTCAATAGGATGCTCAGGGCTTCTGTAAGTCGATGTTAATTTAATTGGATAGCCATATGCTTCTCTTAAATCATCTAGCATAGCCAATAGCACTGGATCCATTTTATCAAATTCACTAAATTCAGATTCTTCAAAATATTTCATTTTTTACTTCTATCTTTTAATTTAATATAAATATTCATCCCTGTATATAGTATTGTCATTATTAATACTATAGTTTGTAGCATGGGGTTTATGTTGGGCATAGCCGAAAATGCTACCGCCCCGACGTTTAAGCCGTAAATTTTTAAATCGCTCATTATTTATGTTTACTGTTTCCAAATACTTTTTCTACTCCGCGAGATCCAAAATATCCTCCAATCACGATCGTAAGAAGACCGGTTATAGAATCTAATGGATAACCCATATACCAACCGGCTACATAACTAACTGTTAAGAATACTAAAGTTAAAGGGCGAACATTTGCCGCTAGCCATGAACCTGAAGTTGCATCGGCTACCCAGCGTTTTGTCGTACCATCTATTTCAGCTCTTTCAATATCTAATTTTTTAAGTGCAATTTTTTTATCAGCTTCTGACATATCAGAGCCACCTATAATAGCTTGTATTACAGAACCTACAGGCGTATCGCCTGCTATTGCACCAACGACGTTAGGAATTTTTTCTAATAAGAACTTCCCAACGCCGGTATCTTTAAAACGTTTTTTAGCCATATTTAATTTTATTTAAATGCCATATATAGATAAGTATCACCTGATTTGTTCCAATGTACAGAGGAAGAAACAGATCCTCTTGCTACTTCAAATCCATCTGTAATAAATTTACCTGAGCCATAAGAAGCAGGGCTATTTGCATTTTCAGCGTAAGATTCATTTGCATATAGGTTTTTTACATCACCTCTACGTGAGTCAATAATTTCCCAATTACTTCCGCTGCTATCTACATTTTTAACCATTACAAAACTTGGGTTAAAGCCTAATCCTGTTATTTCTTTACTATAATCATTAGTTCCATCGCCCTCATAGGTCGAAATTTTACTATGTCCTGTAACACTCTTCCAAACGTAAGCTATATAGTCACTTGCGTTACTATTTACACCCTCTACCCCAGCAGTCGTTCCATTTATAAACCCAAAAGTATTCGCATCTACATTTCTTATACCTCCATCGGTGGCTGCGCTTGCCTGTGCGTTTGTTAAGTTTAAATACAACCAATACCCTGAGGTTAGATCTTTATGCCAAGCTCTCCAATTGTTAGTGCCATCTGTTAAATCTTTTAAAATAATCATTTCTGCATCAGTGAGTCCGTG